GCAGGCGGCACAGAAGTCTGGTCCCTCAAAATCACCGACAAGATGAAAAAAGACATATTAAAAGGTGGCGTTGCCCTAAGCGGAACCGGCGTCGCGGCATCATCGCTGTTAGCCGGTCAAGAGGATTATTACTAATATAAGAAACTGGACGAAGATTGACTAAATTATGTACTAATTCTATCAATTGTGATAGGATTTCAACTCTAGCAGGAGATTATTATGTCTGATACCGCAATAAGCACCAATAGTGGTGAAGTTGCCCCCCAAGAAGACGCAGTTGCAAGTAACGCTTTTGAGGCTCAAGAAGTGAGCGTCGTTAGTGCCAAAGAGGCCGCCGAATATCTTGAGGATAATGAAACCCTAGCTTCCGATCAGAAGGCTCCTGAAGCCGACTCTGAGCCGGAGGAGACGGGCGATCAGGTAACAGAAGAGCCGGAAGCCGCTGAAGAAGTTGATACAGAGGAAACGGACGAAGCCGAAATCGAGCCTAAAAATATCGAGTTCACTTTCGGAGGCAAGCACCTGGAAGTCGCCAAAGGCGATATGTCAGATGAGCTTGCAGGTAAAGTTCAGCAGTTCACCGATGAGGTGTGGGCTGACTATACTACTAAATCTCAAGCCAATGCCGAGACCCAGAAGACTTTATCCGCTAAAGCTGATAGCGTTGAGAAGTTAATGACGTTAAACGGAGAGGCTTTGCAAACCTATTCGCAAGGGCTTGCAATTCGTCAAGAAATCGACATGCTTCAATCAGTCGACATGAACGCTTTGCGTCAACATGATCCTGATCAGTGGCGGTACAATACTGACTTACTTGCCCAAAAGCAGGCCGATTTCCAAAATATCGTTGCACTCGTTGATCAACAGGAGACGTACCTTGATGCCGCGAAACAGGCTGTGTCTGAACAGCGCGGCGTTGAAGGACGTAAAACTTTGAACAACAAAATCAAAGACTTTGAGACGAAGGTGGCCCCCAGGGTCGTCGATTACGTCGTGAAGACTTATGGTTGGGAGCAGGGCGTGGCAGAACGTTGGGACCAAAATCCTGACATGACTGACATGGCTCGAAAAGCGATGTTATATGATGAAGGGCAAGCCAAGACGAGGTCAGCGTCTAAGCAACCGGCACCTACAAAGGCGCAGCCAGTCGCAGCCGCCAAGAATAAAGGTAAGGCGTCTGCCCAGACTGATCCTAACAAGATGAGTATGGAGCAATTGTCTAAGCATTTGAAGTTGCCTCCACGTTAATTAACTTTTAAAAGGAGGCCATTAAAATGGCTAATACTACTTTAACAGCTGACATCATTGCCAAGGCGGCAGTGTTACAGCTAGACAACAACCTCGTCATGGCTAAAAAGGTCTTTCGAGGGTATGAAGAGGAGTTTTCAAAGTCGATCAATGGCTATGAGATTGGCTCTTCAATTTCTGTAAAACGCCCGATGGACTTCACCGTCCGTGACGGCGCTGTTATGGATGTCCAGGACGTTACCGAGGGCAAATTCACCATGACGGTCGATCAGCGTAAGGGCATCGATTTCTCGTTTACTTCTCAAGAATTGACCCTGTCAATTTCTGAGCTGTCTGAGCGCGTCATCAAACCTGCGATGATCCAACTTGCTAACCAAATCGATGCTGACTTGCACGCTGAATATAAAAACGTGTCAAAATGGGTCGGCACTCCAGGCCAGACGATCAACAGTTTTACTGATCTCGCTAAAGGCATGGAGCGTCTCGATGATATGTCTGTTCCGTCAGATGGCCGGTGTGCAGTTCTCACACCAGCAGATCACTGGGGCATGGTTAGTAACTTGACCGGCTTATACATCGATCGTTCAGCCAACCCGGCTTACCGTAAAGGTACTCTGGGCGAAGTCGGCGGCGTTGAGATGATGATGTCTCAAAACAACAAGACTCACACTGTCGGCGCTAACTGGGATACTGGTTCAACCGGCCTCACAAATGGTGCTGCTCAAGAAACCACGTATGCTGCGTCGAAAGATGCCAATACGCAGACCTTGATCACCGATGGTTGGTCTTCTGGAGCGACAACTTTGAACGCTGGCGACGTGTTTACGATTGCTGATGTTTATGATGTCAATCCAGTCACGAAAGCCACGCTGTCTCATTTGAAGCAGTTCACTGTTGTTACGACAATTAGTGATACTTCAGGAGATATCACTCTTACGATGTCCCCGGCTGCGATCTTAACCGGCGCACATCAAACTGTATCAGCGACAATTGCTGACGGTGCGGCTGTTAGTCAAGTTGGAAGTGAGGCAACTGGTTATGGTCAGAACTTGATGTTCACTCGCGATGCTTTTGCATTGGTTAGTGTTCCTCTGGTATCGCCTCCAGGTGCAGTAGACGTTGCTCGCCAATCTTACAAAGGGACTAATGTTCGTGTAATCCCTGTGTATGACGGCACCAACGACATCAGCAAGTGGCGTCTTGATGTTCTATATGGCGTAAAAACCATAGATGAGCGTCAGGCAGTTCGTGTTAGTGGTACTGCTTAACATTGTTTAAACTCATAGTCATTTAGGAGAAAATCTATGACTGTACAATTTATTGGAGACGGCAATCCGGATGGCACGATCCTACAAAACCTAGAGGCCATTCGCGGGGATGCCGCAGAACGCCGGGGTGGCGTTCTGACAACCCCACCCACAGCCACCGGTACAACGACGTTGACCGCTGCTCAAATGACTGGGGGCGTCCTTGTGGCAACTCCGGCAGCAGTGGCGACTTACACTACCCTGACCGGTACGTTGTTGGAAGCTGCGTTGCATGACGACATCGATGACGATGATACGTTCGATTTGTGTATTATCAACTTGGGCGGTGCGGGTGATATCATCACACTGGCCGGTGGTACTGACGTTAGTATCATTGGTTCCGCTACCGTCGATGATGCTGGTGCGGACATCAATAGTTCTGGTGTCTTCCGGTTCCGTCGAACGACAGACAATACGTTTGTTGCCTATCGCATTGCGTAACGTGTGACAAATCTACCCTGGGCTATACGCTCAGGGTAGATTGTTATAATTGAAAAGAAGGAAAAGCCAATGGTTGCTAAACCTAAACCACGCAAAAACAAAGCGCCTAAAAAATCAGGCAATAGTTTAATCACTGATCGTGCGCCGGATGAAGAAGCAAAAGAGGCTCCTGTGACAGGCCCGACTGTTTACGAAGGCGGCACCACTATCGGATATAGAGACGGTGAAAATTGTGTCGAGACTAAACGCTTCCTCTACGGCAAAAAATTACCAAAAGGCTGGGCCGATACACCTGCTAAATTGAAAAATCACACAACCAACAAAGATACTATTTTCAATAAGGTTGATTAATGACTCTTTTATCGATTGCAGATGCCGTTGCTGACGAAACCAAAGGCCCAAAGCCTGTGACAATCGCTAGTAACGCTGACCCGGCAGCAGAAAATATTCTTCGTCTTATTAATAAGGTGGGTAAGGCGTTAGTAAAATCTCATTCTTGGAATATTCTGACGAAGGAACAGACAGTCACTGCATCAGGGTCGGAGACACTGATCGCAGCTGCATCGATGCCAACTGGTTTTGATCGTATTATCCCTGAGACGTTCTGGGATCGTGGAAGCAATAATTTGATCTCTGGTCCGATCGGTGCAGTTGAATGGCAAGGTCTTAAAGTTCAAACTTATTCTAGCCAAAATAAAAAGTTTCGCTATCGAGGCGGTGATATTATTACATCGCCGACGATTGATAGCGGCACCGTTTGTGCTTTTGAATATATTGATAATCGTTGGGCCGACATTGCCGCAGGTGGCTCCACGAAAACTGCTTTTACACTTGACACAGATGTTGCTTTAATTGACGAAGATTTGATTATTTATGGCGCAATTTTTGAATGGCTTGATGCCGAAGGACAACCATCTCGAAATGCGGCAGTGCAATACAAGAGTTACTTTGATTTGCTTGTTAAGGCTGATAATATGAGTACCAAAGTTCTCACTGCCGGTGACATCTTTAGCCAAAACACTCGTCATTTTGATGGCACACCAAAAGCATCCCGTGCTAGTTATGGAGGTGATTTCTAAATGGCATCAACTTCTGCTGCATTGCCGCCTCCGACCAAGGGATGGGATACTCGTGAAAGCCTCGCTGACATGCCGCCAGACCATGCAATCAAGTTGGATAACTGGTTCCCTGAAACCGATAAGGTGACGGTGCGCCGGGGCAGTTCAGCCTGGGCGACCGGCATGTCGGGGGCAGTGCAGTCTTTGATTGAATATATTCCGTTAACCGGCGTCGGTCAGCTTTTCGCGGCCAATGCAGGAAATATTTATAATGTTACGGCGACGGGCGCGGTTGGCGCAGCGGTTTCGAGTGGTCACTCCAACGACAAATGGCAATTCGTTAACATGGGTACGTCGGGCGGTCAGTTTGTTCGGCTCTTCAATGGTCAAGATACACCTCTTTTGTATAACGGCTCGTCCTGGGCGACGACCGCTATCACGCACGCCGACCTCACAGCCACCAGTCTTATCTGGGGCAACCTCCACCAAAAAAGGCTTTGGTGCGGAGAAGTAAACAGCCTAGATACGTATT